AAGATCCCCTCCATGTAATACAGGTATGTTGTACCTAAATTGCAAATCACTTATAAAATCAAGAGAATCCCATTGCTCCTGATGCCAATCACCTGTAAAACAAGAGGGTGTATCCTCACGAAGATGTATATCACTACATAAAATAAGTGATGGTGTTCTTATATTTCTAGTTCTTTCCATATTATTTTAATTTACTTCCACATAATAAACAAACTGAACCCATACCTTCTTTAAACTCAGTTTCTAAGGAGATGATAGAGCTTGTTTTCTTTTCTATCTTACCAATCACAAGTTCTAAAGTTAAAAGTGCATCAGAAAGCTTTATTTCACCCTTATCTGCAATATCTAAGCTATCATACAACTCCAATAAATCATTAACAGGTTTTTCAAGAGTTGTTAATTGTTGTTTAGTCTCAATACCTGTTTCAATAATTACTAAATCATCCATTATAGATGTTAAACTTATTTCTTTTGTTCTATATTCATAATAAGTTGTATACAATCCTAACAAATCATCAACAGGTTTTTCAAGTTCAAGAATACCTTTCTGGTTTTCTATTTGAAGATTTATATGATTGATATTATGTATAAGTTGATCAAAACTATTTTTAGAAAGTATCCTTGATAAATACTGAGTTTTCAATTCTTCCAAAACAATCACCTCTTCCTCAAACTTTTCAAGATATGCAAAACTTGATAACTCTTCTTGCTTATCATTTATCTGTTTAATAAGTCCGGTAGCAGGTTTATCTTTTATAGCTTCCTTACCTATCGTAGAATTGAGTTGATTAATAGCACTATTGATATTCTGAAGTCCTTTATCTATCTGATCAAGCTTCGCAACTTTATTGAAATGACTAGCTACGTTTCCAGAGGTTTCTGATATTAAAAATGGAGAATCAAGCTGACGTTGCAAATTTATCTCAGACATATTAAGTGCTTTCTGAATCTCTTCCGGTACTTCTGTACGAAAAGCTTTAAATTCAGAATTACCTAAAATATAAAGCTCTTCTTTATCCTTACTACGAGTAACACGACAGTCATCAGTGATAATTTCAACTTCTGTTTTACCTCCCCAATGACTTCTCATACTATTACCACTAGGCTTGTTCCAGATCGCCCACCGTAAAGTTCTGATTATAGCTGTCTTACCTGAGTCAGATGCCCCTATGATAATATTGACACCGGGATCGAAGATAAGTTCAGAGTCTTTATGACTTTGGTAATTCAATATGTTAAGTTGTTTTATCATAGTTTTTCTTCTACTCCTTCCCAAACATTGTTTATTTTATTCAAAATTATTTGTTTTAAAGTTGTATTATCATCCACAGGATATAACTTGATTAATAATTGTCCTGTAATATGTGTATGTTTAAGTGGTGGAAACCATACTTCGTAATCAACTATGTAATCACCTATTAAAAAATCGTTTTCCGTTTTTGTAGAACTATCTAATACATCTAATTTAATTGAAATAATTTGTACTTTCATTATAATATTATTTTAAGTTGTTTTATCATCTTTTCTTACATTTCATTAATACATCTTCTTCCATTTTAATTAAACCAAAACCACCGTCAACATCATATTCCCAATACATTGAAGTCCAAGTAAAAAATCTTCTACATACAAAATGTATTCCCAATACTTTAATAATTAAACCATTGTCATCAAAAGTATCTCCATATTTAAATTTTGGAGGATTTGTTCTTTTCCATTCAACTTCTTCTATTTCTTCAGTTAAATTTTTTGTTTTTTGTTCTACTTTTCGTAGTCTTTCTAGTAACTCTTTTTTTAGTATCATGATTTCTTTTTTATAAAATAAACTTCTGCTTTTACTAATACACCGTCAGGATGCTTTTTTTCTGTGTACTTAATTGCTCCACCTTCCATCAGAGCATCTATTAATGGAAGATTCAAATGAAATTGTATTTGATGTTCATCTAACATTTTAAACTCCTGTTCAGGGTATAAATGCGTACTCATAGCTGCTTGAGTTTTATCAGAATATTTTAATATCCTTTTTACAAATTTGAGAATTTTACGTTTAGTTTCTGTTTTCATCTTTTGATATTTTTATAAATAATCGTATTGAGCAAGTTCTAATAACCATAACGCATCAGCTTCATTATCATCATCTCCCTGATACCCTAGTTTTTCTTGTGCAGTAGAAATCATCAAAGATTTACCACAATTTCCTTTACCCGTAGCATATTTCTTTATCTCTTGACTCGAATACCCCCGATAAGGGAGTTGCAAATCTTCACACACTGTTTTAACTTGTCCTTGTAACTCTGATTGGACAATGACAGCCCCCACGTGCCTCCCCCCTGGACGTTCAAATACAACAAGGTTTATGTACTCTGATTGGATAACTTCCATCATTTTAGAGCGGAAGCGGATTAAACGCATTCCTCCGCCCTCGTCTCTCTTAGGGGACAAGTCCCACACCCCGTAAATATCGTGAGAGATAGCCCACCCACAATGTGTAGCAACGTCTAAAGCAAGTATTTTTAATACTTGTCGTCTTCCTTTACTCCTTTCCATCACAATTCTTTTTAATTAATGCATCATAAAAATGTCCTTCATTATCTAAAAATTCCACATTCCATTCTTCTAGTATAGTCCTTATGTCTCTTCTTTTTTTAATAAGTCTACATTGACCTACCGGAGTTTCACATTTTACAGGATTTCCGAAAACCATTACAATATCATCTGGTTTATTCATTTATTTGCTCCTTTTCCTGTTGATTTTGTAGGTGCACAACCACCTCTACCAGCATTTTTTCTAGTTCCTTTTCCACTACCATCTCTTTTTGGTGTTCCTACTTTTGTTGTTCCTTTTGTTGCTGTCATAATTTCTATCTTTTTGGTTTACGTTCAACTTTAAATTTCTCTTCTATACTCTCCCAAAGATCAATAACTTCCTCTTTGAGTTTACTTTCAAGCCCATCATTCTCTACAATTTTAATAGCTTCATCCATACTTTTTGAAAGGTTATCTTTTCCAAGAGTATAAATTGTATTTGAAGTATAATCCTTAATGAATTGTAAATTCTGACGGATATCATCTATTCCATAGTCAAAAAGAATAGTTATTGGTGCTGTCCTTAATGGTTTCCAAACACTGCTTTTTACAACTTTAATTTCAATATTAACTCCAAGTACCCTCTCAACATCTTTTCCATGTACAATTATAGTTTTTCTAATGTATTTGAGAATTCTTGTAGTTAAACGAAGACTAGCATAAAATTTAATAGCATTACCTCCAGGACTTTCTTTTTTAGCACCTATTGAAGCAAAGGTATCCCGCAACTGATTTGAGCAAGCTAATAAATAATTATTATCTTTTATCAAACGAGCAGCTTTACGAAAACCTTCTGAAAATTCTTTACCCCTTCTACCTCCCATTTTATCACCCTCTTCCTTTTCCATTTCCATATCAGTACTCAATGCAGCTAAAGAATCTGCTATAATACCATGAATACGTTTATCATTAGGTAAAGGTTCCCAATTATTAATAGATTTAAAAACCTGTGTTACAGTATTAGGTTGATGATAATTTTCATCATCAATAGATACACCAAACATTTGAGAAAACTGCCTATCCAACCTGCTTTCAGGATCATGGTATTGGATAAGCCCACCTTGTCGTTGAATATTTCCACCTATTTCACAGAGTAAAGCTGATTTCCCACTACTTTCAGGTCCAAACACTTCCATAAATATCCCACCTGGAATTCCCCCTCCTCTAATTCTACCACCGGATATTGCTAAATCAGTTAGTGTTGATCCTGTACTGATAACTTGTCCGAAATCACCATCAGGATACTTTTCTTTTTTAACTATTGGTTTTTCAACTCTTTTCTTCATTTGCTGACTTAACTTTTCAGGTTTTTTTGCTCTTTCCATCTTTCATATCTAAAACAATTATATTTACATAACTATCCTTTATACCTCTTGCTAATAATTCTTGCTTGATAGAGGCTTTATATTTCTCAAAAGAAGAAGAAACTTTTTGCACCTTTCTTTGATCATTGACTCTTTTTGTAACTTCTTCTATAAGTTTCTGATCATCCTCTTTTTCCTTCTCCCCTCTTATCCAGTTTTCCAAGACATATTGTATGACTCTTGTTTTAGTAGTTGTTTTAGCAAGAGCATACAATGTCAGGTATTCATGCATCCAGATTGGTAGTTTTGCTCCTACCAACCTGATGCTTTTTTCTTTACATTCTGTTTTTAGAATAGGCATACACCACTATTTTAAACACTACCTTCAGCACATGACTTCCAAATATCACACTCATCACAATCTTTAAACTTTCCTTCATCCTTTCCAAAAACATGACCAAATGGACATTTATTTTTAGGAGTTTCTTCATCTTCTTTAACTCTTGAAGAACGTCTTGATGGTTTTTCCTCTTTTTCAGGTTCTTCTTCATCCTTTGCTACACGTGATCTCCTCGAAGTTTTATGTTCATCTAAATCCTTATCCTCTTTTTCAACCCTGCTTCTTCTTTTTGGAGGATCTTCTTTTTCATCATCATCTTTAAAAGACTTTCTTTTCCTTGTAGATGTTTCATCTTCCTCAACTTCTTGTAATTCACCACCATCTTCTTCATCATCAAGTTCAAAGAATTTACTATCAATATCTTTATAAGAAAGCACTTTAAGTAATTCATCAAGGTTTGGAACTTCTTTAAGAATACTTTCAGGATATGGATCTCTCTTTTCAAAATTAATACTCCTGACTTCAGGATAAGTACTTTTACCAAAAGATTTCCACTTTAATTTAATAACTGCTGTTTTACCTTCTTCAAGACTTGGAAAATCCATATTAGATTCATTCAATTCCATTTCATCATTTAATATATCCTGAAACAAGAAATCAGACATATCCCATACAGTAGGTTCTTCTTCAAACTTCTTAATTCCAAAAGGTATAACAACATATAAACTTCTTGATTTACCATAAAGTTCTCTCAACTCTTCTTTTTCAGCATTATCTTTTGCTCTTTTCTCTCTGTGTTCACATATTGGACATGGACTACCTTTAGAAATTGATCTTGGACAAACAATTGTTTCATTATCCACTCCAACATTCTTATGAACTTTAAAAGGTCTGCGATACCATAAAGAATCCTTAGTAGCTACATCATATTGTATATCCTTATCAGGGTGATTTGTAACAGTCACTACATAAGGTAAAAAATCAAGTTCAATTTCTCTTGTATCTTCCGGTATAGCAAGTACTTTTAAATCTTTTGGAAGGTCTAAATAACCAAATGATTTCTTAGATTCTCTTTGCTTTTGTGTGTTTCTTCCGATTTTATCTCGGAAACTATTTCTTTTCTGTGTCATAATTTACTTGTTTTTAAATTTAATTAATATTTATTTATCCAATCGTGATACTCTTCTCGTCCTCGTTATTTTTATTTTTGAATTTGTATCTTTTTGCTTTTCTCTCTTCTGAGTCTCTAAGGACAAATCTCGTGGAATAGATGGTCCACTAAAATATTGTTGTCCATGCAAACGAATAAGTGCTTCTAACATATCCTTACGTTGTGCTACAGCTCTTACAGCACTCTTAGCAACATCATACTCAAATTTTACATCAAGATATTTCTTATAAGCTTTTTTATACACTTCAGAAGCAAGAATAGTATTTGTTATTACTGTTTCTGTAACCTTAGTTTCAATTCCAAAATCTTCAGGAGCTTCCCTGATCTTTTTGTCTATTTCAGCTTTAACTAAATCAAGCCTCTCTTTTTCAAGAGCAAGTTCCTTATCCATTTCTGCTTCATGTTTACCATATTTCAGCATTAATGAAGGTTGACCAAGACAATCTACATCAAGATCATCTGCGCTAATCTCTACATCTTCTTCGTAATTCATAACTCTAATAATTTTTCAGTTTCTAATACTTTGTTTTCTAACCATTCAATATAATCTACTAAATGGACTGTTAAATAATCCCCAGACTCAGGTAAATCTAATGAATCTGTTGAAGCAGGATATTCCCCTCTTTCTTGTTTGTACTTTAATCTTAAATCTTGTTCTGTCATAGTTTTATTCCTTCATCATCCAAGTTAATAATTCCTTTTCTGACTCAAAAATGAAATATGTGCCATCAGCATCTTCTTGATGTGTATTGTAATATGCATTAGGACATACCGCATAAATACCCTGATAAACATGAACAAGCATATATTTTCTTCCATTACAACCTGTAAACCCAACATACATATTCTTTTCTATTAGTTTTTCTAATGTAGAATAAACGGGTTCTTTTTTTACTTGTAACCAACCTGCATTTACTTTTTTCATAATTTTACTTTTTTAATTATTTAATGAATAACTCACAAATGTAATATACGGAAACCCCAAATTATATGTTGGTTCCCAAAATGCTTCTATAATAGCTGCAGCCCTATCATTCTCACTTTTCAAAAGAATAGCTTGACAATATCCTAAAACAACTCTACGAATACTTTCAGCTTCAGTATCCTTTAAACCTACTAATATCTTTCTGACAGTTCCCCAATCTTTATTACTTATTAATGCTCTACAAAGCTCAATGATCTCTGACTGCTGTTCAGCTGCCTGTTTAGCTATTTCCAACCTTTTATCAATGGGAACACTCAAAACCTGTTCGAGTATCTGTAAAGCGTTTCTAGGCTGTCCTAGTGAGTCCT